CAGAATTAGATAAAGCATTAGAACAAGGTAAGGTTACGCTTGAAGATTTTATGAAGTTTGCAGAGACATTATTTGCTAGGTACGGCGAAAATGCAAAAATTCTCGCAAAAGGCCCAGAAGCTGCTGGAGATAGATTAAAAACAGTTACATCTGAACTTAAAGATGCAGTAGGAAAAAATATTCTACCGATTGGTGCTGCTTTTCAAACAGAATTTGCAAGGATAGCAGAAGCAATAGCTCAATCAAAAGGAACAATAGATGCTTTTGGCATAATAATAAAAGGTATAGGTGCTGCTGCTTTATCTACTTTCTTTTCTCTAAGATTTATGACAAGAAGTCTTGTTGATTTAATAAATATTATTAACCATATAGCTGTAGGTCAATTTGATAAGGCTTTTAAAATTGCTCAAAAAGGTTTTAAAGAAACATCTGAGCAAGCTAAAAAAGATTTAAAATCAATAACCGATTTATTTAAAGATGGATCACAGCAATCTGATGGAGCAGATAATCAAAATTTAAATTCAGAGATAAATAAAACTACTGAAAATACTAATAATCTTAAAAATACATCTGTAAATGCATTTGAGGCTATGAAACTTGGTGTACAGGAATATATGGACTCTATAAAAGATATGAATAAGCAAATAAAAGATACTTTTGTAAATGCATTTAAAGGTATGGAAGATGCTTTAGTTCAATTTGTGTTAACAGGAAAATTAAATTTTAGAAAATTAGCTCAATCAATTCTTGCTGATTTAGCAAGGATGATAGTAAGACAACAAATGTTTAATTCTTTAACTGGATTGAAAAATATATTTGGTGGTGGTGGAAATATATTTAGTGGTCTTTTTGGAAAAAGAGGAGGTGGTGGAAGTAGTTTTCGTCCAGATTTAGGTGGTATGCTTTCCGCACCGATGTTAGATCCTATTCCAAATATAAAATTTGCAAATGGTGCAGCATTTGCTTCAAATCAAATAATTCCTTACGCAAAAGGTGGCATTGTGAATAAACCTCAAGTTTTTGGTTTCTCAAGAGGGATTGGTCTTATGGGAGAAGCTGGCCCGGAAGCTATACTCCCACTGCAAAGAGGTAAAGGTGGAAAACTTGGAGTTATTGCACAAGGAGGTGGCACTGGTAATATTACTGTTAATGTTGATGCCACTGGTAGTTCTGTTGAAGGTGATGAAGAACAGGCAAATGCTTTGGGATCTGCTATAGCTACTGCTATACAATCTGAATTAATCAAACAAAAACGACCAGGAGGTCTATTAGCATAATGGCAACTTTTCCTAGTATCGAGCCTAGTTTTCCAGTTAGAAAAATATCAAAACCAAACACTAAAACAGTAAGACTTGGTGATGGTTATGAACACAGATTATTATTTGGATTAAATCAAAATCCAAAAGTTTTTAATTTAACTTGGAAACATATTACTGAAACAGATGCAGATACTATTGAAACATTTTTAGATGCTCGTGCAGTAGATGGTGCAAGTTTTACATACACACCACCTAATGAGCCAAGTGCTATGAAATTTAAATGTGAAAGTTGGAGCAAATTAATGGAACGACCTAGTAGGGCCACTATAGAAGCAACATTCAGAGAGGTATTTGAACCCTAATGCCAATACCAGTATCAGAACTACAGAAGATAAATCCTAGTTCTATCATTGAACTTTTTACTTTGACTTTAGATAGTACACTGCATGGATCTACAGATGTACAGAGGTTTCATGCTGGATCAAATAAGCTAAACAATGGTGACATAGTATGGCAAGGTAATACATATCAAAAGTTTCCTTGTCAGGCCGAAGGTTTTGAATTTGATGGATCATCTAAATCCATTCCTCGTCCTATCTTTACTATTAGTAATGTGTTAGGAACTGTTACTACCTTGTTTGCTACTGTTAATGCTGTCACTGCTAATAATGATCTTAATGGTGCAAAATTTACAAGAATAAGAACACTTGCAAGATATTTAGATGCTGCAAACTTTACTGGCGGTACAAATCCATTTGGGACTCCTGATCCAACTCAGGAACTACCACAGGAGATATACTTTATAGATAGGAAAGTAGTTGAGAACAAAGAGATTGTACGATTTGAACTAGCAGCAGAATTAGATTTAATTAACTTAGAGTTGCCTAAGAGAATAGTTACAAGAGATCTTTTTCCTGGTGTTGGAACGTTTATTAACCAATGACATGGCAGGAAGATGCTCTTGTTCATGCAGAACAGGAAGCACCTAGAGAATCTTGTGGTTTGCTTGTTAATCACTTAAATAAATATAAATATATTCCCTGTAAAAACTTAGCCTTACATAATGATTTGCAGTTCTTGTTAGATCCTTTGGATTGGGCTGATACTGAGGATAAATATGGAAGGATTCATGCTGTTATACATTCTCATCCAATTGGTACGGAACATCCTAGTGAAGCAGATGTTATAAGTTGTAAACGATCCAATAAAACTTGGTATATTATTGGACTAAAGACAAAAAGATGGTTTAAATTTAAGCCAACAGATAAAATAGAAACATTACAGAGAGATCCATGCTTAAGACAGTAAAACTATATGGAGATCTGGCAGACTTTGTAGGATGGAAAGAACAGAAAGCAGAGGTAAGAAATACAGTTGAGGTGATGCGTTTTCTGCGTTGTAATCACCCAGAATTAGAAACATACATGATAGATAAATTTTATAAGGTAGATATTGGTGGATATTATGTAACAGAGGAGAATATGCTTGATCCGATAGCAGAGGAAATTAAAATAATACCAGTTGTTGAAGGTAAAATATTTGGAATATTTACTGGAATTGGTTTGTTGTTTGCAGGTAGTGCTTTATCTGCTGCGAAATTTGTTGGTGCTGGTATTTTGGCTTCAATAGCTTTTAATCTTGGTGCTAGTTTAATTATTCAAGATATAAATAGATATCTAACACCAAAACCAAAACCGATGTCATCTTTAGAACCAGAAGATGCCACTGTTAACTTTGCCTTTAGTGGGGTTACAAACGTCAGTCGTGCTGGTGTTGCACTGCCTCTTGTATATGGAGATATTTTTGTCGGAAGTATAAATGTATCAAATGGAATTGATACGGACCAAATTGAGGGTTCTGTTTAATGACTATAGAAGGAGATACTCTTAAAGAATTTGAATTTTTGAATGAGGAGCCCGCTTTAGCTGCCGCTAGGATGGCCCATCATTTTGGCACAATGTCCGATAAACAATTAGATGATTTTTATAGAGAGAGAGGTGTTGGTCATTTAGGGGATAACGTTGTTTTTGATGCTACTGGCAAATTAGTTGATGTTGATGGTGCAATTATTGAAACTGGAAATTATATACAATCTGGAACAACGGCAACAATTGATCATGATGGGAACGAAATTCTCAATGAAGGAGATACAGTAAATATGATTTTTGATGTTGGTTCTGGTACTGAATCAAGAGAAGAATTAACTATTACTTCAATTAATTCAGATACTCAATTTACTGTCACAAGACCAACCTCTAGCACAGTTGATAATGAAATAGTTAGTTTTTACAAAGAAGACATACCAAAAGATGCAACATATATTCAATCAGGAAATATAATTACAGTTACTCATACCAGTGGGCAAATTGTATCTCTTAATGATGTCATTAATTTTAATGTAACGTCTGGATCTGCAATAACAAAAAATCTTACAGTAACAAAGAAAATATCTAATACTCAATTTCAACTTACAGCAAGTAATTCTATTTCTACATCAGGCAACGCTACTTTCACAGTGCAAAATACTACAAATAGAGTTGCAGGTTTTGCTGATGGTATAAGAACATTACCACATTCTATTTTATCTAGTAAACAATCAAATAATATTATAGATGTCTTGTCGGAAGGAGAAATAGCTGGTTTTTTTCATCCTATAAAAGCTGGTCTTACACCTGGAACTGATAAGTATAATACTGAAGCTTTGAAGGATGTTTTCTTAAACGAAACACAAATTTTAAAACAAAATGCAGATGTAAATATTTTAACTGAAGGTGATTTTAATTTTTTAAGACAAGATATTAACTTTGAATCTAGATTTGGTACATCAAGTCAAACGCCACTTGAAAATATTAATGAAATTGAATCTGAAACTGCTGTTGGTGTCGAGGTTACAAAAGCAACTCCTGTATCAAGATCTATATCTAATGTAATAGATAAGTTAAGAATTACGATAGCCGTTCAATCTTTGCAAAAATTTAATACTAATAATGGTCATACTAGTGGTACACAAGTTAATTTAGAAATTACAATTACAGATAATAATGGAAAAAAATATCGTGTGATTAGTGGCAGTCAAGGATCTATTATCGGTAAAACTAATACACAATATTTTAGAGATTATATAATAAAAAATTTAACTAATCTTAGTTATCCTATAACCGCAACTGTCACTAGAGTTACAAACGATTCCACTGATAATAATGTACAGGATAAGTTTAGCTGGTCATCTTTTACAGAAATTACAGCAGAAAAAAGACCTTACACAAATATTGCACATATTGGATTACGTTTTGATGCTGAATCTTTTAGATCAATTCCTAATAGAACATACAGAATAAAAGGTATAAAAGTAAAAATTCCACATAATGCAACAGTTAGATCCGATGGAAGTTTATCTTTTAGTGGAAGTTTTAATGGAACATTAAAAACAGATAAAGAATGGACAAACGATCCAGCGTGGGTTCTATATGATGTTCTTACGAACACCCGCTACGGAGCGTCTATACCCGAAACAGCAATAGATAAATTTTCCTTTTATTCTGTTTCTGAATATAATTCAGAACAAATTGATGATGGATTTGACAGGGGATCAACTGAGGCTAGATTTAGTTGTAACGTTAATATAAACAACCAGAAAGAGGCATTTGAACTAATACAGGACATCTGTTCTGTTATGCGTGTTCAGGCTTTTTATGAGGCTGGCAGTATTACGATCTCACAGGATAGACCATCTAATCCTGTATATACTTTTAATATTTCTAATGTATTAGAGGGTGGTTTCTCATATAGTAATCAAAGTCAAAAGTCAAAATTCACAAGAATTAATGTAGGTTATTTTGATATGATTACTCAGTCTATTGATTATGAAACAGTAGATGACCTAACAGCACAATCAAGATATGGAATTAAAACACAGACTATAAAAGCGTTTGGAACAACCTCAAGAGGTCAGGCTTCGAGAATGGCAAAATGGTTGTTATTTAATCAAAACAATTCTTCTGAATTAATTAATTTTGTCATTACTGCTGAATCAGGAGTATTGGTACGTCCAGGTCAGATAATATCTGTTGCAGATGAACTTAA